GCCAAATTACATACGCTTACTAACAATAGCACGATACAAAGAGGGGGTAGCGACAAAAGGCCCCCTTCGCCCCACAGCAGTGGGGATTCTGGTAAGTTCACCATCGATTCGGTCATAGATACTCGTAATCCTCCTTCATAATCTTGTCTACTAGTGTAGTGTACACAGTATCACCAAAGCCACTCGAGTTAATCGCATTAACTAACTCTGTCACTTCACAGAAATCCGTGTCATAACGATCATAGATAGCATGATCAGGTACAACATTGGATTTTTCCATGAACAAAAGAGACCTCGGTTCCTCTACTACCACGCGCTCCGAAGTCGTAATGTAACGACCGCCGATTGCTCGCAGTATAACACTATCACCAGCATGCTTAAAAGCACTGACAAGAGACGAATTATAGACACTCGCCCTACCAACCAAATCACCACGGCCTGGCAGATCCCCGCGACAGGCACCAATGGTTCGCAAAATCACTCCTAGGTTGAGAAAAATCCCTATCCGGCCATCGTCGAACCGGAAAGGAGAATATTTTAGAAACTGAAGCTTAGATATATTAGTAGCAATAACACATGTTACTAAATACCCAGCATTTCTTGCTCCACGTTTCACGTCCCCACACTGAGAGATAGAAAGAGCTATAAGGATGTTAGACAACTTGTTGATGAGTGACGTTAAGCCACTACCAGAATACAAAGTGGGTTCAATCGGGAAGAGAGTTACTCCTTCCCGAGGGACCTTGTATTTTCTGGGTGGACGCACCAACAAAGGTATCTGACATTGACGAATAGCCTTAGAAATTGCAATAGATAAAATTATGTTCCCGGAGCACATTTTATGAAGTAGATTAAAGACCTCGGATGTATGTGACGAATCACAACTCTTTATATCTACATTGGCATGATATATTTCTCCAGCCTTGTTAATAACAATGCAGGAGTCGTCGGAAAACAACACGAACTCAAACTCAAAATCGGGATTGATGAGGCGCTCAAATGCAGTTATGAGCGCACCATAAGATGGTTGAGTTACGATGGTTACGCGTAGATTCCCAATGACATAATCATTCTCACATAAAACGTTTTTAATTAGTGGTACGACGTGTCCTGCCAGTAAAGACCCGTCTGTCCCAAGATCCATCACTACACGTGGAATCTTATTCAGCTTTGCATACTCAAACGGTTTCATTTTGAGTAGCACTCTCACTAATTTCTCCGGTTTATAACACTGCGTCAAGAGTCCATCCGCGTTTCCAGTGGACAGGATGGTTTCTTGGGCAGCCATCTTAAGAAGGCGCTTAGGATGGGTAACAACAACGTTATCGTTATAGAGCTTCTCTATGTCAATACCGTCAAAAGCTACTGTTATGAGGTGTGTATAGAAGTCAACCAGATCAGCTACGATCTTAGTTTTAACAAATTCCCGCTGGTTCTCCCTACATTCTTGTTCAATTTCGTCAGATTCACGTACTCTAAGAATACGGTGGATACCACAATTAAAATTGTGTATCGATAATCTATACTCGATTGCAGTATGATAAAAGGAGGGGCCATACACTGTTCTATAACTACCGGTCATCTGTGGTGCGTCCAATTCACAATCAAAGAAAGGAAATGGAGACTCTGAAGTAAAGAATCGACCTTTTGCATCCGTAAACCTACGGTTGTACTCAAGTTTAGGAATTTCTTCCATATCAATTCCATACTGCCGATATAAACCGGTATAGAACACGCCGTGTGATACAGCAATTCTCTGTCATGAAATGCTATAACTGGATTTGGGCAATGAGTGATGTGCACAATATTGCTCAAATAATAATACTTGGAGAGCTACGAGTGTACTATCCCTAACTAGTGTACGACCAATATTAGGAAACATAGGTATCAATTGATTGTACATAAGACGTAGTGTAGGAATGTTGGAAGTGCGTTTCATCGCTTCAGCTAAAGCGAAATCATATACTTCCGTGTTAACTCGAACAGAGATTTTGTGAGTGTATCCAAGTATCTCGGGGACGGAAACAGAAGCGTTTCGATGTAGAGTATCGGCAGACATTACAGCAACATACTCAGAAGGTTCATAACGAATTTGTAGCCCAGATATTAGATAAATGGGTTTCATTATGGCCAACGTAGCACGATGCCATAAGTTAAGGAAGCATCCATGATTACTCGTATCGAAAGTTTCTTGAACATAGAGAGTGCGGTATTCCATATCATTCACTTCAAGTTCAGACAATGTCTCGGGGTCTACAGCAGGCTGTATTCTGATACTATTATCACTTCTAACTTGATTACGAAGCATCCACCGGCAATGTACAATGGTGGGTGACTCCGCTAACTCGTAAAGAAGGTCATCCTCAGAGGAAAACGTATGTTTGTAGTTGAAATGTTTGAATTTGGAATACCAAACCCGTGAATATGTACAGTCATGGTCAAACATATCATCAGCATCTGTTAAGAGGAGTGGGACAAATCTCAGTTGAATGAAACGCATTGCACAATTGTACAATGCAATTTGAGTGAACTTCATCTGAGCCGATTTTGTCATATCCCAATTAGCATATGTGAAATGTTTAACTTTGCTATACCACACCCTGGAAAAACGGAAATTCTTTGGAACCTTTCCATCCTTCACACAACGGTGGTACTGACCAGCCTTGAGGAAACAAAGAAGCGAGTGAAAACAGAGTTCCAGTAATGCATACTTTCGTTTTCTGTTTTCTTTTTGCCTCAATCTCCTAGCCTGATTAGAACCAACGTCATCCATGCCAGTCCATGACCCATTTGCGCCGTTCAGGGAACTACTCACAAATGGGTGCCTTCCTCACAAAAACAATGCCGCAGCTTCACCTATGTCTTCTAAGGTGCCAATAGCTTCGACATCACCGCCACCACCAGCAGCTTCACCACCCCAGTCTTTTCCAATCGCGGACTGTAGACCAACAGCTGCAGCAACAGAACCAATCGCAGCTCCGATTCCAGAGGAAGCGTGCTTTGAATGACTGTTACCAACAGCAGTGATCACATGATTGGGAGGACCTGTGGGAGGGTTGATGGTAGAGGTACCTTCGATGTTAGAACCGATGTACTCGACATCGATGCAAATATCAAACCTAAATGCGTTACCGGCTTGACCAAGTATCGCAATGATAGTGGTACAACCAGCGACTCCATTAGGCCATTTCGTAGCGTTCTCACTGTACTCCAAGTCAGAGTTAGTGATAGGGTTCATGTAGCACACTTCGGGTTTGGCGCCTACTGAGGCCATGCGACATCCACGACGTGATGTCAAGTAAGCGACGTCCTTGGTACTTCCGATAGAGGCAATTTCTTCCCCCTCTGGATCACTGTAGGTATAGTAAGTACCTCCACGATTGAGAGTGGTTCCGGTGTAAGTGATCTTACCGCCACATGCAATGAGCCTAGTGGATAATCCAGCCCCAATATTAGATTGAGGATAAGGAAGATTACCACACACTGCTGTGTCGAGACCAGGTACTGTGCCTGTAATATCGAAAGTTGTACCGGTGAACAATGGATCAGTGTACCACAAACATGTAGAATCACTGACCGTTGCTCCTCGGAGTGCAACAAAACCCACGCCACGAGTTCCAATTGCACCGTTGATTGTTAGGAATCCACGTGCTTTGAAAGAAGGTGTTGCGGGAGGGTAAGGAACACCCTGGACGGGTTTGTTTCTTATCCAGGGAGTTATAAGTTGTCT